CATGCAAGCGAAACCGGTATTAGAACAACTCGGAATTCTTCTCAACCAAGCTGTCGGCACCCAGCTCCGGCGAACCATTTACGGCGGCGTTGCTACACCGCAGCCTTTGTTTCGTGGATAGATCCGTTTCCTTTAACGATCTGTGCGGGCATCCAGCGGGGTGTCTTGTAGGGCCGATCCTGCTTGGCGACAGGATATCGGGGAATCTGGCCATCAACAACGTAGGTTAGGTGTGAGGTGGGTTGGATCTCAATCAGTTTTTCATTGAGTAGCTGTTTTATGGCTTCGACGGCATCGGTGGAGCAGTGGAACCAGAGGTGAATGTTTTTGTTTTCGACCTCGATGGAGGCTTCTCCGGTGAATCCTGACAAGCTTGAAATATCGACGAAAGTCAGGCCGTTTCCACGTTCTTTAAGCATGTTTGTAATGCCTGTTTTGATTGTTTGGACGTGGCTCATATCTTTTGTCTCCTTTTTGGGTTTGGTCTGTATCGACATTAGCAAAATGCAAGGTTGTTCGCAATAAAAATTAGTCAGTTCTTACGGGGGCTTTAGTGATGATGGGAAAGATTACGAACAGGCAGCCGGAGGAGACTTTAAAAGAGGCGTTGCAGGCGTGGGCCAAGGCGGCGCCGATGACGTTGAAGCTGCAGGCGGATCTGTTGGGGATTCCGGAGAGTACGTTGGCGAATGCGCTGAATCCGAATATCGACAATATGCATTATCACTTGCGGTGGTTGATCCCGCATACGTTGTTGTTGGGCGATTTGGGTGCGCTGGACTACCTGGAGGCGTGTGTGGGGCGGGTGGCGTTTCCGCTGCCGGAGGTGCCGGAGTGTGTGGCGGATCTGCAGGCGGAGCTGGCGCGCACGATCAAGGAGTTTGGCGATGTGGTGACGACGGCCGGACAAGCGTTGGAGGATGGGCGCATCCTGCGTAATGAGGTTAAGCGGATAGAGCGTGAGATCCATGAGCTGGTGCGCCAGGCGTTGGGGTTTTTGCAGTCGGTTAAGGATCGGATGGAGCGTTTTTGATGTTGAATCTGGCGGATATCGACGCGCGTTTGCAGCGGATCGAGCGTTTGTTGTCGCAGTTGGTGGGGGTTGATAGCCCTGCGCCGTTGGATGCGGTGACGATGGAGCGGATTATGTCGTCGGGCGATCCGGTGGCGGCTTTGCGGGAGCGCAATCGCCAGATCCGTCAGAAGCGTAGGGCGGGGAAGGGTAAGCAAGGGTAGGAATGCTGCCCACCAGGCAAAAACCGTAAGGGAGATAGTGATGGTGAAGTTCAGGTTTGAGAACGTCAGTCAGGGGCTCACGGTTTCGATTGGCGTTGAAGTTTCCGCTGCAGGTTTGTTGCGAGCTTATCAGCACGAAGAATCGTTTTTAGTAACTGAAGGTATTCCTGCCGAAGTGATAGACGCCATGTGTCGGGCGTTGCAATTGGCAGCCGTCGAAGTGCTTCACCGAGCAGGTCAAGAGCTGCCTCTATGTCTGCTTGAGTCGGGTGTGAAGGCGATGAGGGAGAACCGGGGTTAGACGGTTTCATTTTTGTCATCTCCTTTTGGTTTGAGGAATTTAACTGTAGAGCAGTTTGCCTTAATGGGCCGTGAAATCCAATGAAATTTTGAGGCCGTAATTTGGGGTGTCGTTGCGGTATGGGTTTTAAGGCTCGCAAGGTGAAGGGGGCTCATCGGCAAAAATAGGGGAGGGATGGCGTTGATTGGTTGGTTTCGTGATTTGGCGGCGCGTCGCAAGGTAAGGAGGCGGTTGGCGGATATGTGTTTGAGGCCTTCTTCTTGTCGGACGCCGCTGACCGTCCCTGATGTTTGTCCGATCTGCGGACTCTCTATTTGTGGCCCTGTGTTTCGGTTCAGAGAGATTACGCCGAGTGGTGAGCGGGAATTGCTTATGTGTGAGACCTGCAAGATCCTCGGTCCGTTGGAGAGCATCATCACGGCGGCGGCGGAAAGACAGGCTGCTGCTGAACCAAGCCGATCAGACCCGGCCCACCTGGTCGGCTCTCACCCCGAAGAGGGCTAACCTCCTGACTGCCCGGCGGGTTGCCTACGCCCGCCGGGAATTTTTAGGCATCGTCCGGGCCGGCCCTCCCGGATAACGGAAAAGGGCTGATGTCAAGGCTCCACGGGGTATCCCCCTCCGACCCGTGGAGCCGGGTTTAACCGTCGAGAGGGGGCTTGGAGGGTTTCATGATTGTTGCAGACCTGGGTGGACAGGATTTCGTTTTGGCGTCGGTTGAGGATGCGGAAGCTTTGCTGGGTATCGTCGCCAGGGCCAAGGCTGTTCGGCTTGATTACCACTTACCTGCTGAGAGCTGTTACGTGGAGGATTGCCCCAGGCGTGGTCTGGAGATCAAATTGTCGAGCTCGCGGATACTGACCGGGGAGGAAGCGAAGGCGTTGCTTGCGGAGTCAAAAAAGGCTGAGGGGTGAGCGTGTTTTTGCGCACTTCTTGTGATTCCTGGCGATTACGTTGGCGTGTCCCTGTCTCTTTACAGTAAGGCGGTGGCATATGTGCGATCGATTGGACAGGCTGATCGACAGGGTGGCATCGATGGTGGCGTGGTTGGCGGTGCTAATGGTCGCGGGCCAGATTATCAGGGGTTTTTGTGGTGCGTAACGGATTGACTGAAGCGATACGCAGTGACGTGGCCGCATGCCAGGGCTGCGGCAGCATTGGAGGGCCTATGATCTATCACGATTGTCCTACATGCCGAAAGCGTGGCCGTTGTGACGCTATGGCCCGGCATTGCCGGGAGTCACTGTTTGCCTTTGGTCGTGGTCTGCCGGCACCGGATTGCAAAGATTATCTGCCGCGTTTATCTCGCGGGGTGCGGGGCGTCATCGACTTCGCTCCCTCCCCGCGCCCCTCCCGTCGGGTGGGCGAAACCAGTACCCACTATGGAGATAGGGCATGCTGAGTGTCAGGCTAGAGGGGGTCGATAAAGCCATGCGGATATTTAATGCGCGAATCGTTGGCCAGGCGGCAAGCCGCTCGATCAATGAGACGGTGCGCGGGGTTCGCACGGCAACCGGCAAGGAGATCCGTAAGGAGTGGAATATTAAAGCCAGTGCCCTGGTGAAGAAGTTGCGCGCCAAAAAGATGGCAAGGGTTACCGACCTCGAGGGGATTGTCGAAGCGCGAAGTGCGTCTTTTAGCTTGAGCTATTTTGGAGCAAAGGCCTACAGCGGCACCATGGTGCAGACCCGCACCATGGGGAAAAGACTTAAGCGCGCCAGTAGCCGCAAGGGTGTTTATGTCCAGATCAAACGCGGTGGCGGGACAACCCACAAGCCCAAAGCTTTTATGACTGCGGTCAGGGCAGGGAAGGGCGGTGGCTATCACATCGGAGTATTTGAGCGTGAGGGCAAGTCGCGTCTCCCGATCGTTGAACGTAAAGTCATCACCGTCGCCAGCATGTTCAACCAGGAGCCGGTGCAACAGGTGGCGATCAAGACGGTCGATGATACTTTTCCGCGTCGGTTCAGCCATCACCTCGATCGGTTGCTGTCCAAATGATCGCGGGTCCTTCCGACCGGATCATCGAATACGGGGAGCAAAGCCCCGGGCTTTGAGTCCATTTAAAATTTGCAAATTCGGTGAAATATTGAAAGGTTCCTGTTAAAAATGTCGCATTTTCAGGGGGTTGAAAAAGTTGAGGTCGCTTCTGGCCGGATGCCCTGGCTGCCTGCTGATGTAGCGGCGGAGCTTTCGGACCGGTTTTTCGATGCGCAAATCTGTGCGGACTGGTTCCTTGACCGCTGTTATCCCGACGGCCCGGCTTGTCCTCGCTGCGGCGAAAGGATCACCAGCGAGCGAGTATTGGCGCGGTGGCGATCGTTGCAGCGACTGACCTGTCCGCATTGTGGCCGTAAGGTCAAGGCGACCACCGGCACCATCCTTCAGGAAGCCCACATCGATCCGCGGCAGCTGTTCATTATTCTCTCCATGCTGGGGATCGGAGCCGATCCGGCGGACGTCGCCCGAATCGTCGGAGTCACTCCGGCTACCGTGCTCGCGTGGCGCGACAAGATCATCGCTTTGGCGGAGGTGACATTATGAGCGGCCTCAACCAGTTGGATCTCGGCATGTTCGATACCCCGGCTGCCTTTGAGCCTGAACAAACAAAAAAATCGGCGGCTACCGATTACGTTGTGCGTTTTTCTAAAACCCGCGCTGGCTATGACGTCATTGTATGCACAGCCGATCCGGTGCCGGACGATGTGCTCGCCCTGGGGGAACAACACAATATCCCGGTTTTTTCCGGCCGCGAAATCATGCTCATGCGTGACTGCGATCCGGAAATGGTCAACCATGTCCTCGCCATCAAACGTAAATTCCCCGGCACAAGTGTCCAGGAGATCATCCATGAGGGCCGCCGATGAGCTTTGCCCTCGAACATCTCAGCGTCTCCGAACGCGAAGCCATCGCCAGGGACTGTTTCCAGATCACCGAAAAACGCGGAAACGAGCTGCATGGACTTTGTCCGTTTCACTCCGAAAAACAGCCGTCCTTTTCTTATAATTTCGAAAAAGATCTCTGCAACTGTTTCAGTTGCGGAGCCAGCGGCGACCTGATCTCCCTCTGGGGACAGGCGCAGGGCTGCGGCGACAACAAGGAGGCCTTCCTTGCGTTTCGTGAACGGTTTGCCGAGCCGACCGCATTTGACAAGCCAGCGGGCAAGCCAAGAAGTGCTCCGCAACGCTCTGCCGCGGCGAAGGCCGGGGAACCCGACGGAATTACCCGGATCATTGCCGAGGAGGATTATCAAAAACTCGCGGTGCTGCCGGAGTCGTGGCGTCAGCGCTGCCGTGATGAGTTTCGCTGGAGCGATGCCGCGATGGATGCCGCAGGCCTGCGTCTATGGGTTTCACCTTCCGGCGAAGAACGCATCGCCATCCCCATTCGCCGGGATGATGGCGCCCTGGTCAATATCCGCCTTTACCGTCCTGGGGCAGGGGATAATAAGGTCATCAGTTGGGGCAAGGGTTTCGGCAAGAGCAAATTGCTGCCGGCCCCCTCAACCTGGTTCAAGAGCCCTATCCTGCTTTGCGAGGGGGAAAAGGACTGTCTCACCGCCCTGTCGCATGGCTTCAATGCGTGCACCCAGACCGCAGGCGCCAACAGTTGGGATGACAAGTTCACCCGCTTTTTCACCGACCGCGACGTCATTATCGCCTACGATGCCGATCAAAAAGGCGCCGATGGGGCGCAAAAAGTGGCAAAAAAACTGCTCGATGTCGCCCGGAGTGTCCGGATTCTCACCTGGCCCGATGACATGGGCATGGCGGAGAATCACGGCCAGGATCTTACCGACTTTTTTTCACAGCACGGCAAAACAAGCCAGGATCTCAAGGATCTGATCGCCAACAGCAAGCCCCTTCAAAAGGCCTCCCAATCCGGGCGGGCCCAAGTCATCCCAGAAAACATCCAACGATTCTTCGGCGGCACCCGCGGCACCCAATTCAAACCGCGCCTGGTCGCCGATGAGATCCTCTCCTGGCGCAGGCTTATTCACGATCCCAAAACCGGATTGATCCATACCTGGAACGATCGGCACTGGGAAGACTACGATCCCTCAAACATAAGGAGGCAGGTTTTGACGCTGCTCGACATTGAAGGATCCACCCCAAGGGTCAACGATGTACTCGGGATTGTCCGCGATCTTGCCGTGTTGCCCCACGGCAGGCAGCTTAATGATCGCGCGAACATGATCCCGCTGACCAACGGCATGTTCAGCATGGAGGAGGCGCGGGTCGTGCCGCACGATCCGGAGCATTACAACAGCTACGTGCTCGATATTGTCCTCGAGCTTGGCAGCAAACTGCCGGATTGCCCAACCTGGCGGCAGTTTTTGGTCGAGTCCGTCGGAGATCCGGACACCATACGCGAGTTGCAAAAGTTTTTCGGCTACTGCTTCACCCGCGAAACCCGATATGAAAAAGCCCTGCTGCTCATCGGGCCCGGCGGCGACGGCAAAGGCACCATCCTCAAGGTGCTGCAAAGCCTGCTCGGCGAAATCAACGTCAGCAATGTCTCCATGTCCGGACTGCAGGACCAGTTCCACCGCGTCATGCTGGTTGACAAACTTCTCAACGTCGCCACCGAGATCGAGGCCGGGCTTCTGCAGTCGGATATCTTCAAGACCATCGTCTCCGGCGAAAGCGTTACCGCCGCCTACAAACACAAAAACGCCTTCAGCTTCGCACCGGTGTGCAAGCTCGCCTTCTCTGCCAACAAACACCCCAACCTGCAAGACACCTCCGAAGGCCTCTATCGCCGGCTATTGCTTATCGAGATGGAAAAGCAGTTCGTCAAATCCGGCCGCGCCGATATCTACCTGCTCGACAAACTCATGGCCGAGCGCGACGGTATCTTCCTGTGGGGGTTGCGCGGGCTGCAGCTGCTCCGTGAAGAGGGGTTCAGGCCTTCGGAGCACATGAGCAACTGCCTTGACCGCTTCCAGGAACTCAATAACCCCGTACTCTCCTTCGTGCGCACCCACATCGAAGAGGAACCCGACGGCTGGGTCTGCACCCTCAAAGCTTATGAAAAATACGACAAATACTGCAAAAAGCGGGGATACAAACCCCTGGGTGAATCCCGATTCGGGACCGAGTTGCGCAAAGTCTGTCCATCCGCAAAAAAGAAACGCGAATCCACGGGCAAACGACGCTGGGGATACGCCGGAATCAACCTGGTGGACGATTATGATCTCATCGTTTAACCAAATCCGTCCTACCCGTCCCAGACAGTCCAAATTGATAGGACGGAATTTTTTGAAAATAATCGGGCACTTGTCCTATCGTCCCCGCCGTCCTACCGGATTTTGAAGCATATACGCGTACGCGCGCGCGGTTTACGGAGTCAGAGTCCGTCAACCAAAAAGAAAGAAAGGGTTTGTCTTTAAGAAAAGGTCAAAACAGGTAGGACAAATAGGACGATAAGACAAGCTGTTTAAATAATTAAATATTTCCCGTCCTACCGAAAATAATCAAGTAGGACAGGAAGGACGGATTATCCCCCGTCTTCGATGGGAACAAAACAGGATAGAGACTCATCAATCCATCCCTTACGCCGATGAGGAACAGCGATGACGATTCAAATTCACTACTGGCCAATCCATAAACTGATCCCCCCCGTCAACCACCACCGGAAAAATGACCATGCGATTGAAAAAATGTGCGTGGCGATCCGTGAGTTTGGTTTTCGTGTCCCCCTGGTGATCAAAAGCGACGGCACCATCATCGATGGAGACCTCCGGTTCAAGGCCGCACAACAACTCGGCCTGGCAGAATTACCCGTTGTCCTGGCCGATGACATGACAGCCGAACAGATCAAGGCCTTTCGCATTTCAGTAAATCGCATGGCCGAACTGGCTAACTGGGATATGGATCTTCTCAGGATTGAATTGCAGGCCCTTGAGTTGGCCGGCTACGATACCGCTCTGACGGGGCTGGAAGAGGCAACGATCAAAGACCTTTTGCAGGCGATTGATCCGAGCGAAGGATTGACCGATCCCGACGAGGTACCGCCGCTGCAGAGCCCGGCCATCTCGCGACCGGGGGATCTCTGGCTGCTCGGTAATCACCGGCTGCTTTGTGGCGACTCCACGCGTTGCGATCAGGTCCAGTTGTTAATGGATGGTCATCTGGCGGACATGGTTTTTACCGACCCTCCCTACAATGTCGCTTACGAAGGGAAAACCGCTGCAAAGCTCACTATCCAAAATGACAACATGGATTCCGCATCCTTTGGCGCATTTTTACGGGATGCTTTTTCCGCCATGGCTGCCGGTACCAAAAACGGCGGAGCCTTTTATGTCTGTCATGCGGACTCCGAGGTGGTTAATTTCCGAAACGGCCTTTTGGACGCTGGGTGGTTGATAAAGCAGACCATAATATGGGTGAAAAACCAGTTCATTCTCGGGCGCCAGGATTACCAGTGGCAGCATGAGCCCATCCTTTACGGATGGCGCGACGGTGGTTCGCACAGGTGGTATGGAGACAGAAAACAGAGCACGGTTCTCGAGGGTCTGCTTGGTCTCACCGTTGAAAAAAGCGAAACCGGGGAAAAGATCAGCTTTTCCGATGGGAAGCGATCCGCCGTTCTCCATGTGCCCTCCTGCGAGGTTGTCCATGTATGCCCGGATGAATTGACCACCATTTGGCGGGTCGACAAGCCAACGCGCAATGACGAGCACCCGACGATGAAGCCCGTATCCCTTGTTTCCAGGGCTATCACCAATAGTTCCAAAAGCGGCGACATGGTACTTGACCTGTTCGGTGGCTCCGGATCAACCCTTATTGCCTGTGAAAAAACCGGACGGCGTGCCCGCTTGATGGAACTGGATCCCAAATATTGTGATGTCATCGTGCGCCGATGGCAGCGATTTACCGGCCAACAAGCTGTTTTGGAAGGCGAGGGCATCGCCTTTGACCCGTTCGCAAAGGATGTTGCATGAACGAACGGCTGCAGAAACTTCTCAGCGTTTGTCGCCAGGCCCACCAGGCGGAACTGGTTGTTCTCAACAATGCCGTCGTTGCCGGCATGCGGGCTTATCAAAAGGCGAGTACGTCGACCAACCTTCGCGACTGGAAAGCAGCTCAGGCCGCCCTGCAGGAAACAATCGACAGACTTTGGACCGACTATTTTCCAGAGGAGGCAGCAGTGGATCCCGAAAGATTCGAGCGGCAAAAAGAAGCCCTCGGCTGGCTGCATACCCACTTCGGCAAAACATACCCCAGCGCCGGTAAGTTCAGCCAGGATATCCGCGACGGGCTGTGCCGGCAGCAAGACAACAAGACCATCCTGCTCAAGGATCTCAAACGCTACGCCGAGGTCATCTCCCACGACAAAAAAGCCGCCAACCTCGCCGCTGACAAAGCCGCCGTGCGTGAAGATCTCGAGATCGATAAACTGCGCCTCGAGGTGGAAAAACGCCGCCTGGAAAACCGCAAGGAAGACCGCAACTGGATCGCCCGCGACGTGGTTTTTGAACGGGAGGGCGCCCTGGTCGGCCAGATCATGGGCGAAGCCCGACACCACATCGGTCGCGCCGTGCCTGCGGTGATTCATGCTGCCAAGGGCGATCCGGAACGCACGCCCGAAATTAAAAAGATACTCGAGGAAGCTCTGTTCGATGCGTTCCGAGCCCTGTATGAAGCCGGTGAAGTCGATATCACCTTCATGGATGAAGAGGAAGACTGATGCAGCACGCCTTGGCCGCCGACATCTTTGCACAACCTCTGCCGGAGTTTTTTCCGGAGCCACTGCGCGCCGCCTGCGGTGGCAAACACATCAGCTACAAGCTGCCCAAAGCCGTGCGCGAACGCATGCAGGTCCCCGAAGACATCACCGTCAGTCAGTGGGCTGATCGCTATCGGCGCGTCACCGAGATCGACGCCGAGCCTGGCCGTTGGCGTCTCGATCTGGTGCCCCACACCAAAAAGCTCATGGATTTCATCAGCCTGCCATGGGTGCGCGAAGTCTGGCTGTGCATGGTCGAGCGGGCTGGTAAAACCCAGATCCTGCTCAACGCCGCCATGTGGCAACTCGACCGCGGCGTCGACAGCGGCAACGTCTTTTGGCTTATGCCCACAGAAAATGAAGCTAAAAAAGCCCTCGGTGAACGCATTGTACCAGTGCTCAAGGCCAGCCCACGCACCGCACGTCTGCTGTCGCGCTACGCCGATGATACCACGCGCTCCCTGGTGCGATTCAAACATGGCCCGCGCTTGATCCCCGCCTGGTCAAACAGTCCCGCCTCCCTTTCCTCGTTTTTCGGCAAGCTGCGCATCGGTGATGAGATCGATAAAAACGCTGATCTTTCCGGCAAAGAGACCGATCCCCTTACCCTGCTGCGTAAACGCGGGCGCGACAGTGATGCCTCCAAACTGTTACTTGCCAGCACCCCGGCCGGTAAATTCATCTACAAAGGCACCATGGCATGCCATCAGGTTTGGGCCTATAAAAGCCGCTGCCCCCATTGCGGGCAATACATCCTGATGGATGCCGAACATTTCATCCTCCCCGAAGGTGCCACCGACGAAACCATCAAACACGGCCAGCATCAAGTCCGCTATTTGTGCGAATGCGGCAGCGAATGGGACGAAACCGACCGAGCCGCCGCCTATCATGCCGGCAACTGGTTCGCCATCAAAGGTGCCGACGTCGATCGGCCCGTGTCCATCGGAGCCCACCTGCCGGCCTTTGTCCTGCCCAACATCAAAATGGCCGAGATCGGCGCTGCCATCGCCCGCGCGCAAACCGGGGACATCGCCGCCAGGATGGACCTGGCCCATGGCTATCAGGCCATCGACTACGAGGCCGAAAACAAAGAACGTCAGGAAGATGCCATCCTGCTGTTGCGTGACGACCGCCCCGCAGGGATGCTGCCGACCGAAGCCGATGCCCTGGAGATCTCCATCGATACCCAGGATAAAGGCTTCTGGTATCGGATACGCGCCTGGCGTTACGGGCTGGATCTCAAAAGCTGGTTGGTCAAGGCCGGTTACGTGCCCAGCGCCCGGGCCGACGATTTCGCGGCCCTTGATGCCCTGCTGGCCGCCGAGTACCCCGACGTCAATGGTGAACCTCACCGTATTATGGCCGGCATTATCGACAGTGCTGGCCATCGCACCAGCGAGGTTTACGCCTGGTGCCGCCGTAGTGGCGTGCTCCCCGCCAAAGGTGCCCAGGGTCGCAAGACCCAGCCCGTCACCGTGAACCGGCTTGACCGGTTTCCCGGTAACAACAGGCCTATCCCCGGTGGGCTCAACCTCTACCATATCGACACGCACTTTCACAAAGACCAGCTTGCCAACAAACTGCAGATCGATCCCACCGACCCCGGCGCCCTGGTGCTGCATAGCGGCTACACCCTCGATCAGCTCGCCGCCTTGGCCCGCGATCCCGGCGTAAAACAGGCCCACAACCTCGAGGAATACGCCCGTCAAATGTGCGTCGAATACCGTGACGAAAGGGGCTTGTGGCAATGCCCCGATAAAAAGGCCAATCACCTGTGGGACTGCGAGAGCAACGGTCTGGCGCTGGTCATGTACCTGGGCTGGCAACACAAGGCTTCCGACAAAAAGAAACCTGCAGTAAATGGCCTCAGACCTAAAGATACCCCGTCAACCACCACCCGCGAACTGCCGGTGTGGTTCCTCAACCGATAAGGAGACCCGATGAACACCCCTAAAATATTTCGCCGTCAAGATATGCTCACTGTCGCTGAATTCGCTAAAGCCATCGGTATGAGTCGCAGCTTCGCCTATCAGCTAGTTGAGCGTGGTCCGCTTGAAGGCGGAGTTGTAGCGTTTCGGTTTGGCTACGAAAAAGGGTTGCGTATCCCAGGAGAAGAGATTGAGAGATACAAGGCAGCGAGGCAGGTTCTTGGAGGGTAATGGTCCAAGGATTTATGCAAGAATGTCAGAGGTTATTCATGGCTTCTTTTACGAGAGCTAAAATACCATCATCCGGGATGGTCCCGTAGAAGTACCAATGGAGCCACGTATCAAAAACGGTCATGGCCTCAGGAGTCAGACAATACTCTGTCGCTTCTGCAGCATCATGATGTCGGCCGATGGGTTGGATTTGGTCCAGTCGGATAATGGACTCTGAGGCACCTGCAAGAGGTAGTTTGTCCCAAAAAAACTGCGGAAAGTGACACCGGCGAACCAAGTCAACAAAGCTCGGGTTATAGCCATCGCGTCCTTTTCCCACATCACAACCAAAGGCTGGTGCAACCAGAATCATGGGTGCTGTATGCCGTTTCGATTTGCCTAATATGACTTCGTTTGGGATCTCTTCGTTGCAATCGCCCACAATAATCGCTGGGCGCCTTTTGACCCGGTAGACGCCACGTTCTTCATTATCGTATTGCGGAATCGCTGCCACAGGAAGGGTTGTTTTCTTTTGCCGGTCACCAATTCGCATTGGCTCAAGTTTGACCATTGCGGATTGGTGTTCTGTTGGCTCGCATCGACCTGTTACAGTCAATTTGATAGGGACTTGATCAGTAATCGGTATAAAGGCCCAAATCAGCCGCCCTCTATGAAGAGTTTTGCCGGTATCCTTTGTCCACCAAGTTGGCTCGACGAGGTATTGTACACTATCTTCAGGATACACTGGGGTCGAACCTCGCCGGCGATTTCCACATGGTTGGAGCGATTTCAGCAACACCTTCAAAGGTTTCCGTGGGAGGTCCGGCGAGGGAATCAAGCCACTTGACGCCCTCTAAAAACACGTCGTCGTATACAGGTTTGCATTTCTGCCGGGCAGCTTCTTTCTGTTGGATACTGTCGGCGATCTTTTGGTTGATTCTAGCCTTCAATTCCTTGATTTTTGCTTTGCGGCGCCGCTTTTCGTTATTGCTGGAATAGGGAGCCTCTTCACTAATTTGAAAAGTAAAGGGTCGAACAGGACTACAAACATGAAGTTTATCAACCGGAATTTCAACGAAAAGGTTCAACTCTTCTTCTGGCGCGGCCGTGAGCATGGGCAGTGTCTGGTATACGTAATGCAATAACGATGAGGTGTCATTGGCGAATCTCCTTACGGCCTTTCTTACTTCGCCGCAAACAGAAACAGGGATATCCCGCTCCAGGTGGTCAACGAGATCACTGTGCGATATGGACCAGCGCGCATAATCGCTCTCGTTGTATTTGGAGGTAATTAATTTTTTCTGTGCCCCGATAGTATCGAGAGCAGGGTCGAGTCGCTGGTAGACATCGTTGGCCCAGGGGCCGAAATTATGAAAACGCCAACGGACGCCAGTGAAGGACTCACCCTTCCATTTGGCATGGGCAAGGTCGGCCAGGTACACGTATTTGATGAGGTGGATAGGGCCAAGCTCTCGCTCCTGCCACTCATCCTGCTCGCTGGCTAAGGCCAAGGCGTACTGAATTATGAGATCAATTTTACGGGTGTCCATGGTTCTAATAGTAACATTTCTCGAGAAATCTTGCGCCGCTGTTAAATAATTCTGTTTGGGGCGGATGATAATTTCCGCACAGTGCGGCACTTTACCCTTTACCGTTTCACCAGGTCAAAGATTTTAATGCTCCGAAAAAGCAAATTATGCCTGGTCCGCAAACTGTTGTCGCAAAATTTTAGATAAAAATACATTACTCTAAAAAAGTTGTCCACTACGTCCACCACGTCCACCACGTGCATGACATCCTCCGCCATACGCCATAACCTCGGCACATGGCAATTACACCCCTTTACACAGCCGCAGAGCTCGACACCCTGATCGCCGCCTATAAGCAGGCCGAGATCTCTTTGGCGTCCGGCGTCGCCGAATACACCCTCGACATGGGTGGTAGTCGTCGCACCGTTCGCAAACGCGACTTGGCCGAAGTGCGTCAAGCCCTGCAGTATTACCAAAGCCAGCGCGTGCAACTCGCTGCCGGATCCGGGCCTCAAGTCCTGGTGGGGAGGCCCGTCCGATGAGCGCTGGCTGTCGCGTGGGCCGCAGCTATCCGGCAGTGCGGGCCGCGGCCATTCGTCGCAGCTCCGGCGGTTACGGCGGCACCCTTTCCAACTGGTCGCCATCGCGCATGAGCTGGTCCGAGGAGGGTCGCAACCGCGAGACCGCCGTCGACCGCGCCAACGACCTGGCCGCCAACCATCCCCATGCCGCCAGCCTGGTGGACGCCATCACCGTCAACGCCGTCGGCCCCGGCCTGTGGCCGCAGAGCAAGCCCAACTTCAAGCGATTGGGGCTCTCTGAGTCATGGGCCACCGAGTTCGCCGAACAGGCCGAATGGGAATTCGAGCAGTTCAACCGCGCCGCCGACGCGCGCGGGGTCACCGATTTTTACGGCAAACAGTTTCAAAACCTCTGGTCGATGCTGGTCAACGGCGAGTTTGTCAATCTGCCGCTGATGCTCGACGACCCCGGTCGCCGCTATAGTCTCGCCCTGCAGGATATCGATCCGATCCGGCTGCGCACGCCCATGGCGCTGCGCGGCGCCGCCGACATCCGCGACGGCATCCGCCTGGGCCGCCACGGTCAGCCGGTCGGCTATTTTTTGGCCGACCCCGAAGACGGCCGCATCTTTGCCGGCCTCGACGCGCGCCATTACCGGGAGCTGCCGCCCATGCGCGGTCACCGACCGGTGGTGCTGCACCGCTTTTACGCCAAAAGCCCCGAGCAGGTTCGCGGGGTGACGGTACTGGCCCCGGCCATGAAGTTCTTCCGCGACGTCTCCGACTATCTCGACTACGAACTGGTCGGCGCCATTGTCGCCAGCAGTTTTCCGGTGTTCATCGAAAAATCCACGCCCTACGACGCAACCGGGTTTCCGGGGGTGCAGTCCGTGCAAAACGCCGATGGCGACACCACCCATTACCGCACCTACAACCCCGGGCAGGTGCTCTATGGCAACAGCGCCGAAAAACCGCACATCCTCAAAAGCGACCGCCCCGGCAACAGCTTTCCCGCGTTTATCGAGACCATCCTGCGCGCCGTCGGCGCCGCCGCCGGCATGCCTTACGAAGTCATCAGCAAGGATTTTTCCAAAACCAACTATTCCAGCGCCCGCGCCGCCCTGCAGGAGGCCTGGCGCGTATTTGAGCTGTATCAGGATTGGCTGGTGACCGGTTTCTGCCAGGTGGTGTGGGAGATGTTTCTGGAGGAGGCCTTCCTGCGCGGACGCCTGCCGATCCCCAAGGGCGCGCCCGATTTTTACGCTGCCCGCGCCGCCTACTGCACCGCGACCTGGGTCGGCCCCGAGCGCACCAACGTCGATCCGGTCAAAGAGATGGTCGCCGACATCATGGGCCTCAACGCCAACGTCATCACCCTGGCCGATATCGCCGCCAAGCGCAACAAGGACTGGGAACAGCAGCTCAAGCAGCGCGGTCGCGAACGCCAGGCCGCCCGCGACCACAACCTCAACCCGGACCCGCCCAGCAGCAGCGCGGCCAAGGATCCGGCCACCGTGACGGAGTAAGCCATGCCCAGCCCGCAAAAATGGTACGAAATCAAAGCCCAGGCCACCGGCCGTGCCGAAATCTACATTTTCGGCGTGGTGGTCGATTACAAGTCGTGGGACGAAGACGACGTCACCGCCATGGAGTTTATCCGCTCCCTCAAGGGGCTGGGCGATATCGACCTGCACATCAACAGCCCCGGCGGCAGCGTGCCGGCCGGCAACGCCATCTACAACGCCCTGCGCCGCCACGCGGGCGACGTCACCGTCTACGTCGACGGCCTGGCGGCCTCCATCGCCTCGGTTATCGCCATGGCCGGAAATCGCGTCATCATGCCGGACAACGCCATGCTGATGATCCACGATCCCTGGTCCTATACGGTCGGCAACGCCACCGAGATGCGCAAGGCCGCCGACATGCTCGACAAGTTCAAGGTCGGCATGGTTGCCGCGTACCGCGAAAAATCCGGCATGGACGAGGCCCGTATCGAGCAGCTGATGGGCGAGGAGACCTGGATTACCGCCGCCGAGGCCGCCGAGATGGGCCTGGCCGACACGATCGAAGCGCCTCTGGCGATGGCGGCCTGTTTTGATCTGTCCCGCTACAAAAACGTGCCGCGCGCACTTGCATCGTTACCACCGGCCCGGGCCACCGGGTCAACCCCTCAACCGACCAAGGAGCAAACCATGGACATCCACGCATTGAGAGAGCAACACCCCGACCTCGTGGCCCAGGTCGAGGCCGAGGCCCGCGCAGGCTACATCCCGCAGGCCGCCGCCGAGACCGCCACCACCGCTGCCGTCGCCGCCGAAAACGCCCGCATCCTGGATCTGGTGCAGGCCGCCATCGGCGAGGAAGGCGCCGGCAAGATCCGCACCGCCGCCGCCAAGGGCCTGACCGCCGAGGATCTGCAGGGCCTGGGCGTGAGTCTGGCCGCCCAACCGGCCGCCGCCAGCGATGAGGCCACCCGCGCCGCGCTGCTGGCCGCCATCACGCAAGCCGCGCCCCAGGGCCTGCAGGGCGCCGCCGCCAGCGGTGAAGCTGTGGAACAGCAGGCCGCCGTCTCCGCCATCGCCGCCGGTGGCAGCGTGAAATAAACCGAGCCCTAAAGGAGCCAAGTCATGTCCGAAACCTTGAATTACGACAACCTGCTGGCCAGCGACTACCCGGCGGTGACCGATATCCGCACCGTGGTCAGCGGCCAGAACCTCAGCCGCGGCGCGGTGCTGGGCAAAATCACCGCCAGCGGCAAATACACCCTGTGCGACAGCACAGCCGAAGACGGCAGCCAGGCCCCGGTGTGCATCCTCGCCGAAGACTGCGACGCCTCGGCCGGCGACGTGAATGCCGAGGTTTTTCTCAGCGGCGCGTTCAACGAGAGCCAGCTGACCTTCGGCGGCACCGACGCCGCCGACACGCACCGCGATGCGCTGCGCGACCTCAACATCTATCTCAAAAAAGCCGTCTCCGCCTAAGCGGATGCTGCAAGGAGCCTGAATATGCCTATCGATATTTTCGACACCCGCACCATGCTGGCCGCTGTCGAGCAGATGAAGCGCCCGGGGCGCTTTTTGCGCGACACCTTTTTCCCCGGTGAGGAGCAGTTCGACACCGAAACCGTCGATGTCGACATCGTCAAAGGAAAACGCCGCATGGCGCCGTTTGTCAGCCCCATCGCCGAGGGCCGCCTGGTGGAGGGTATCGGGTTTTCCAGCTCGAGCCTCAAGCCCGGCTACGTCAAACCCAAGATGGTCACCACCGCCGCCGATCTGCTCAAGCGCCTGCCCGGCGAGACGCTCTATGGCGGCGGACTCGGCCCCGAGCAGCGCGCCATGCAGAAACTCGGCAAGGACCTGGCCGAACTGCTCGACCAGATCGACCGCCGCGAGGAATGGCTGGCCGCGCAGGCGCTGAACGCCGGGGCCGTCACCATGACCATCAAGGGCGAGACCGCCGACAAAACCGTGCAGGTTGATTTCGGAATGGCCGCCGATCACAAGGTCACCCTGGCCGGCAACGATCTGTGGAGCGATACGGTCAACAGCGATCCGGTCGCCAAACTGGCCGAATGGTCGCGCAAGATCCGGCAGGACAGCGGTGTGTCGCCCACCGACGCCGTCATGGGCAGCGACGCCTGCGCGGCTTTTCTCGGCCACCCCATCGTGCAGAAGTATATGGATATGCGCCAGGTGGACATGGGCAAGATCGACCCGATGCAGCTGCCCGAGGGCGTCACCTACGTCGGCCGCCTCAAAGCGCCGTCAATTACCATCGATATCTGGACCTACGACGAGTGGTATGTCGACGACAGTGGCACCGAACAGCCCATGATGCCGCTGAAAAAAGTCTGGCTGGGCAGCCGCCGCGCCCAGAACAAGCGCCTCTACGCCGTCATTCAGGACGTCGAAGCCATCGAGGGCGGCCAGGCCGCCGTGCAGCGCTTTCCCAAAAGCTGGATCACCAAGGACCCGGCGGTGCGCTGGCTGATGGTCCAGGCCGCGCCGTTGATGGCGCTCAACCAGCCCGACGCGTTTATCAGCGCGCAGGTGCTGTCGTAATGCCAACAGCTCGCGGGGTCGTTTGACGCCGCGGGCAACGCAAGCGAGGACCCCATGAGTAAAAAAACCGTCGAGATCCAGGCCGTCGGCGCCATTGACTACAACAAGCAAAAAATCCGCCCCGGCCAGACCTTTGCCTGCCCGAAGGACGAAGCCGACCGCCTCATCGGTCTGGGCGCGGCGTGCATCCCGGTGCCACAATCCGCCCGTGAGACCGACCAGCCCGCAGGGCTGACCGTCGCGATCCTGCGGGCGCAATACCCCGGTCTGGTCGCGAATATCGAAGCCGCCGCCCGTGAAGGCTACGTGCGTCTCGATGAGGCCAAAAGAGATTTTGACGCCCTGCAAAAAGAGCTGGAAGCGGCGCAAGAGGCGCTGCGGGCTGCCGCCAAAAAATAAACCCAACGACAGCGCGGGGCCGCACTATCGGCGGTCCTCTTCTCCACGCCGGGCCCCGCGCATTTTTGAGAATCTATGCCGCCGGAACTGTTGCAAATAGCCGTCCTCGGGTTGCTTGGCCTACTGAGTATCGCCACCACGATCATCGGTTTTTTCGTGGCGCGCACCATGGCCAAAGTGGATGCCAATCAGACAATTTTGTTCGAGCGGCAAACGGCTCTGGAGAGACAGTTTTTTGAACTGCTGGGCGAACACAGGGCGAGGCATAAGGGAGAACGATGATCGCTAACCGCGAAACCCGATACGACGAACGCATCAAAACCGCCGTGCTGCGGCATTTCTCCGAGTTGCTGACCGACTTCGGCCCGTTCGGCTGGCTGTGGATCCGTGCCCAGATCTGGCAGGAGTCGCGGTTTGACCCCCGCGCCAAATCCCCGGCGGGGGCCATGGGCCTGATGCAGCTGATGCCGGACACCGCCGCCGAGTTGGACGTGACCGCGCCGTGGGACCCGGCACAAAACATCGATGCCGGGGTGCGCTACCTGGCGGATCAGTATCGCCACATGACCGAGATCCCGACGTTTGCCGAGCGCATACGCTTTGCCCTGGCCGCCTACAACGGCGGGCGCGGCTACGTCAATTTTGCCCTGGTGCTGGCGCGCGACGCCGAAGGATTGCCCGCCAGCTTTACCCGCTGGCGCAAGCTCGGCAGCTTGCCGGGGCAGTGGCAGACCTGGAAAAACACCGCGCCGTATCTGGACGATCCGCGCTGCCGACCCGGCGGCCGCCGTGCCGACGCCCGGCAGATGTGGGGCTATGTTGCCAAAATCGAGGCACGCTATCAGCACTACCTGCGCGCCGCGCTGTCCGGCCAGGGGCAGGTGCTGCATGCCGGCCACTGATCCGGCCAGATGGGGCCGCTGCGTCTACAGCGCCACCGGCCGCTGCCCGGCAGCCGGGCGAGGCGCGCTGATCTGCGCCGCGACCCCCTGCCCGGGACACAAGGAGACCGATGACTCAGACCGAACTGATCAAACGCGCCCAAAACGGTGATGTGCTGCTGGTCAAAAGCGACAGCGCCGTCGGCAAGCTGGTCCGCTGCCTGACCGGCGAGAGCTACAGCCATGTGGCCGTGCTGGTGTGGGTGCCCGGTCTCTACGGATTTACGCTGCGGGTCTACGAGTTTGCCGAAGGCGTCGGCCACCAAACCCTGCCGCTCGATGACTGGCTGGCGCAGCGCGAATCCGCGGCCCTGTTTTACGGTGTCGCGCCCGAGCCCGTGCATGCCGCCCCGACCCGGGCGCGCACGGCCGCGGAATACTACATCACCGCCTCACGGCTGCAGCGCGGTTACGGCTATCTGAGTCTGGTCAAGGTGTGGCTCAGTCAGCTGATCCGCTGCCGTATCCCGGTACGGCAGAAGGTCTGCTCGACCTATACGCAGGAGATCTGGCGGGCCGCCGGGTTTGATGCCATCGGCCGCACCGCCGACCCGGGAGACATCGCCGAACACTGCCAAACCCTCTACCCGCTATGGAGATAACATGCGTCCGCAAACCTTTGCCCTGATCGGATTACTGCTGCTTGGCACCCTGACCCTGCTGGTGGTCGGCTGCTGCACGACGCCGCCGGCCAACGACCCCGTCGGCGCGGCCTTCGACCGCCACGAGCCCGCCCTGCGCCTGGCGGTCAACATCGCTGTCGGCCAATGGCTCACCGCGCATCCGGCATGGGCGGTACCCGCCGCCCGCATCGCCGAAACCGTGGCCGCCGAACTGGAGACACAAGGTCTGGCCAGCCTTGCATCCCTGCAACAGCAAGTGTCCGCCCATATCGATTGGGACGCAATGCCCCCGGCCGAGCACAGCCTGATTGTCAGCGTCATCGATACCGCCGCGCAGGCCATCACCCAGAGACTGGACGCCGCCGGCCTGACCGACCCCAACGAGCGCAAGATCCGCGCCGCCAAGGTCCTGCGCTGGATCGCCGAAACCGCCCGCGTCCGATCCGGCAGCGCCGCCGCCAAAAACGCCGCCCGCGGGCCACGCTACCAGGTGCTGGCATGATCGATGCCGCCGAAGTGTTTGACCTGGCCCTGGGCGACTGGGGCGAGATGGTCATGGTCGGCGGTCAGTCCATCACCGCCATTTTCGACGTGCCGTTCGCCGTCGCCTCGCCGCGCGACTACGGCGTCGAATCCTCTGGCCCGCGGCTTGTCTGCAAAACCACGGATCTGCCTGCAGGCACCGATCACGGCACCGCCATTGCGGTGCGCGGCAAACCTTACACTGTCGCCGGTGTGGAGGATAACGGCCTCGGCGACACTGTCCTGACATTGGTGGCCGTATGACGACCCGGCAGCAGATCATGTCCGCCGTCATCGCGCGGCTGCAGACCATCACGCCCGACAACGGCTACGGCTTTGACCTGTCGGCCAACGTCGAGGAATGGCCCGCCACCAACATCGGCCCCAACAAAGTGCCGGCCGCCATCGTCTCCGACCCCGGCGGCGGCATGCAGGATGCCGGGGTCTCCGGCCGCCTCGATCACCAGATGGAGATCGAGATCGAATTGATCGTCAAGGGTACGCCCTCCATCGTCCGCGCCCTGGCCGGCGATGTACTCCAGGCCATCGGCACCGATCCGACCTGGTCCGGCCTGGCCGTCGATACCACGGCGACCGGCGTGCAGATTGCCGTCGAACAGCACCAACACCTGTTTTCCGGGGCGCAGATCGACCTGACCGTCATGTATCGCACCATCAAGTGGTCCCTGTAGATTTTCGCGGCCCGCATAAGGAGCTTTGACCATGTCCATTTTTCGCAAATCCAACACCACCGTCTACGCCAAGATGCAGGCCGCCAAAGGTGCTGCGGCTGTGGTGGACGGCGCCAATGCCATTGACGTGCTGCAGGATTCCGCGTTCGTGCAGCCCAAGGGCAATCTCATCGACCGCGGGCTGATCCGCGGCGGACGCTGGCCCAGCAAAAAGGTGGTCGGCGGTCGCTGGGGCGAAGGTCCCCTCAATCTGGAAATACGCGGCAGCGGCACCGCCGGCACCGCGCCGGAATTCGGCCCACTGCTTCAGACCCTGCTCGGCACCGTGATCACCAACAGCGCCGGCACCGTGGCCGACGTGGCGGCCACCACCACCGAATTTGACAGTGCGCTGGATCTGACCGTTGGTCAGCTGGTGCGGGTCGAGATCGGCAGCGGCTACGAGGTGCGGCGCATCGCCACCAAGGGCGGTGTTGGCCCCTTCACCTATACCGTGCATCGGGCTTTCTCCCAGGCACCAGCCGACGGCGCGGTGATCGCCGCCGGCGTGACCTACCATCATCTCGGCACCGAGACCGAGAGCTACATGACCCTGGAGCAGTATCTCGACGGACTCAAGTTGCTCTGCACCGATGCGGTATGCGAAAAGCTCGACGTCGCCACCACCGAAAAAGAGGTCATCAAAGGCAACTTTGCGATCCGCGCCATCGGCTGTGCCGAGAGCAACGACAGCGACAGTCTGACCCCGGCCTACGACGATACCGACCCGCTGATCGGCACCGATTGCAATCTGCTGCTCGACGGCACCGCTCTCAACATGAAGAGCATGGAGTTCAGTCTCGGCACCCGCCGCGACCGTGGCGGCGTCAACTCCACAGGCATCAGTGAGCTGCCTTTTAGCAGCAAGTTCGAGGCAACCTGCAAGCTCACACCCTGGGTCGAAGACAAGACTCCCTTTACCAATTTCTTTGCCGGGGCTCTGGCCGATGTCGAGATGACCAAGGGCGCCACTGCCGGCAACATCTTGCACATCCTCATCGAAGACGTGCAACGCGAAGGCCCCAGCATTGGCGACGACGACGGCGATTTTACCTGGGAGGATTCGTTGACCGTCACCGGCGGGATCTGCATCGGGTTTTTCTAAGGGCGATTATTTACCGCAAAGATCTCAGAGACCGCCGAGGTTAAAACCAAAAACAAGGGGTTTGCCTCTCTCCGCGCTCTCTGCGGTAAAAAGCGAGAGGTTTTGACCATGCGCAAACCTTTTAAATACATCGGCTACCTGCTGCGCTACCGGCGCGGCTTTATCCGGATCTGGCGTGGCAACCACCGCAAACTGAGGATGGCCAATGGCCAAGGATAAAAAAATATCGCTGATCATCAGCGCCAAAAATCAGGCCAAGGGAGCCTTTGCGTCGGTCAAGAAGGGTTTGTCCGACATTGGCGGCCTGGCCAAAAAGCTCTTCAGCCCCACCGGACTGATCCTGGGCGGTCTCGGCGCGCTGGGCTTGGGCAAACTGGCCTCATCGTTTATCGAGACGGCCAGCAGTTTCGAAGGGTTGGAAGCGTCGCTGACCACCACTCTGGGCAGTCTTGACAAGGCGCGGCAGGCCATCGCCTACGCCAACAAAGAGGCCGCCGCCAGTCCTTACACCGTTTTGGAGTATGGCGAAGCGATCAAGACCCTGTCGGCCTACGGTATCGACTACGCTGCCGTCATGCAAACCGTCGGCGATACCGCCGCCAGCATGGGCAAACCACTGCAACAGGCTGTTGAAGCCCTGGCCGACGCCCTGCAGGGCGAAGGGGAGCGTCTCAAGGAATTCGGCATCAAGCAAAAGATTGCCGGTGACCAGATTACCTATACCTGGGTCGACGCCATGGGCAAGGTGCGAAACACCGTCGCCCAAAACAGCCCGGAGATCATCCAGCAGACCCTGCTCGCCATCTGGAACGAAAAGTACCAGGGCGGCATGGAGAAATTCGGGACGACCTGGAAGGGCCTGACCAGCACCGCCAAGAGCCTGTGGGACGAATTCAAGCTGGCGATCGCCAACAGCGGCACCTTCGAATTGCTCAAAAATGGACTGCAAGTCGTCATCGGCAAAATCAACGAGGCCAAAAAAGCCGGCGATTTCCAGAAATGGGCCCAGCAGGCCGGCGAAGCCGTGTTTACCGTCGCCCGGGCGATTGTCGAGAGCATTCCGCGAGTGCTGATCATGACCTTGGAAGTGATCAGCAAAATCACCATGGGGTTCCGTGGCTGGCAAATGCTGATCGGTGAACTGAAGATCGCGTTTCTCGGCTTCGCCCGGATCGCGCAATCCGTTCTCGGCGGCATCGCCGAGGGCGCCGCCAAGGTCTGGTCCATCACCAATATCTTCGGGCAGTCGGACGACCTGATCAACGATTTGCGATCGTTCGCCGATAATCAAAAACTCGTCGCCCAACAGCTGCAGGCCGACCGCGACGCGGAGATCCGCAAACAACAGCAAACCATTGCGGGATACACCAAAGAGCAGCAGGAGATCGAAGGCTACAAGCGCAAGGTCGCGGAAATGGAAGGGGCGTTTAAAAATTTCGTGGCCCAGGTCAACACCGCGGCCGCCGCCCAAAAGGAAACCGGGGAGGCGGCCAAAGAAGGCTCGGCCATGGCGATCAACGCCATGCAGGATGAGGGGCGCGCCATTGAAGCGTTGATCGCAAAATACCGCCGTCTCAATGAGGCGGCGGGCCGCCGGGGCGGCAGTTTTTCGGTCGCCGGGCTCGACCAGGCGCTGGATGACGCGGAGCGCACCGAATGATCCCTGCCGATTTTTACGTCCACATCGAGGATGCCTCACTGGCGTGGATCGACGTGACCGAAAAGCTGCGCGGTCTGAGCGATGGTACTAGCGGCGAGTCACAGATCATCCCGACCGTCCATTTGACCTTTGCCGCCGATGTCGACGCCGAGTTCACCGCACTGCTCAATCCGCAGATCAACCCGTCCCGCGCGCGGATCCGCATTACCGATGGCGCTCTGGCCACCTATTACCTGATGGAAAAACAATCCGGCACGGTCCAGAAGGGCCTGCGCTATCCGACCGTCACCGGCCGCGCCTGGGCCGGCGTGCTCGACAACTGGCGGCCGCTCTCCTACACCTGGCCGGAGGATATGCTGTGCAGCGCCATTGCCGCGCAGGTCGCCCACCGCGATGTGGCCAACCAGTCCGGCGAGGTGGTCGGCGTGGTCTGGCAGGCATCGCTCGATCCGACCATCCCTGGCGGTCGCTACCAGGTCAGCAAAAAACGCCGCCGCGACATCATCACCGAATTGGCCGAGGCGTGTGCGGCCCGTGTGCGCGTCTCGGCCGATGGTCGGTATCTTGAAGTGTATGATCGGCCGTCGCGGGCACTCACGGCTGCGGCCGTGCGCAATTTTACCGAGGCGCTGGACCTGAGTTACGAGATGGCCCGCGTCGATGAACCGGCCAACGCCGTCCGCGTGCAGGGCGAAGTCCTCAATTACACCCGGCCGAGTCTGCCGGTGGTGCGTGTCACCCTGGTGCCGGGCGATATCGAGGCCGACGGCTCGGACCAGGCCTCGGCCGTGGCGCGTGTCTATGACAGCGGCGGCAATCCGGTGCAGCACAAAGCCATCGTCGATGAGGCGATCAGTGCTGGCAGCTATACGCAGATCCCTGTTTCCGGATGTTTTGCCGTGGACGGCGTGTGGCTCAACACCGGTACGCAGGACAGCCCCGTCAAAGGGGCCAACGTCGCCCCGACCGGGTTTGACGCCTCCGCCATCACCGTGCCGGATAATGGCACCCAGCTGTTTATCGTCAGTTACACGCAGGCCGAGTCGGTCAGTTGGTCGAGCGCTGATGTGCAGCGGCAGATCGATGGCGAGGCGCATGCCACCGCGGGGTTGTTGGCCGTCGCCACCAGCTACGCCATCGGCACGGTGCGCGGCGTCTACCGCGCCACCGACACGAATCGCAGCGGCACCAACTACTACACCGGCGGCAGCGCCACGGCGGGCGGCACCAGCATCACGCTGGGCATCTCGCCGGGCCCGGCCGGCACCGCCGTTATCGTCGATTACGATCAGTACGAGGCCACCCCGGCGGTCAACATCAGCCCGGCGACCAGCCTGTGCGACGCCGAAGGCAAGGCGCGCACCACGGTCGGCGCGGGCACCAGCGTCGGCACCATCGCCATTGTCGCCAGCGCCCTGGGCCAGAGCGGCAGCGCCAACCTCAGCCTGACCGGCGATACCGTCGGGGCGCTGACGGTGACCGCCGATCCGCAGACCATCCGCGCCAAACAGAGCGCGACCGCCACCACGACAATCACCGGCGAGGCCTGCCAGACCGCCGCCGATGATGACGGGCATATCTATGTGGCGGTCGACAACCTGGTCACCTACTGCGGCAGCGTGCTGCTCAGCGGCTGGGGCAACGCGCCGGTGCTGAGCTGGACCAACAACGCCGCCTCCGGTGACTACCGCATCTATCTGGCCACCAGCGCGCCGGCCGGCGTCGCGGGCAGCGCCACCTACACCGGCCGCGAGATCATCGACGAGGCCGACCAGACCAGTGATATTGCCGCCAGTGTGCTGACCCGCGCCGGCAGCCCGGTCAGCGACGGCACCGAGGTCAAGTTCGAGCTGCTGGGCGCCACCGGCGGCGCGACCCTGAGCGCCCAGCAGCAGACAACCAGCGGCGGCACCGCCAGCGTCACCCTGACCGCCGGCAGCGTCGCGCAGTTTGAGGTGCTGGTGACCGCCGGCCCCTACCGCGCCCGGGTGGCGATCACCGTCACCGACCAGCCGCTGGCCGCCGAGCAGACCGCCGGCACCAGCAGCGGCAGCGTGTCCAGCGGCAACAGCGACCCGGAGCAAACAGACGATAGCCAGGACCAAGAGCCAACACTCGACGAGGACGAATACGTCCGCAGCGATGGCCGCATCTGCCGGCTGGTGCTCAAGGACTGGGAGGACGCCGACGGCAACATTCGCGGGCGGAGACAGGTGGTCGGTTGCGAAGGTGAGCCGTTGGCATTCAAGGATGTTGAAATGTGCGGAAAGATTTTTACGACCAACGCCGAGGGCTGGTTCTCCTTCGACTGTGGTATAGAGGGTGGCAACGAAGTGGCCGTGGACGGTGTGACTTCGTCGTTCGACATCGCACCGGCCGGCAGCGAGAGTCGTTGGGTGCCGGGCAGCAGCGACCGCTGGTACGAGGTGTGCCGTGACACGTGACGGACAGATCCGGATCTGTAATGAGGGGCCGGAGCCGAGTGCCGGCCAAATTGTGATTTGCGACCCGGCGCCGGAGCCGAGTGAGGGAAAAATTGTCATCTGCCCGCCCAAATGCGGGCCAGACATCCCTGCTTTGGTCATCAGCGGTACCGAAACCCCCAGCGTTGGCAGCCAGTACAGTGCCAGCGGTGGTAAGCCACCCTACCGGTTTTCGATCAGTGCCGGGCAAATCGCTCTTGGCACGGGGGTGGTAACCGACCTCTCAGGTGTGTGCGGCTCCGGAAGTGTCTCCGTCGCCGACGCCTGCGGCAATATGTCCCGTATGGACGTCAGGTTTCCAACAGGCACCTGGGTTTTGGTTGCGGATGAGGATTTTACCGGGGACGGCTGCGGCGATTGGAGTTGGTCGTCCAGCCAGATACATGAGCTGAACTGTACCGTCGGGAAACATAAATATTGGGAACGAACGCAAAAGCACAGCGGGCCGGATTGCGCATGTTTTTCCCATAGTTGTCCCTCGCCAGTCTGCCCACCGACGGACTGCTGTTTGACCGTATGGCGACGCAAAACCTACGAATGGAAGTGCCCATGATTGCAGCGCGCATATTTTACGGGGAGACGGCCGAGGAAATCGGTATCAGTGTGGCCGAATACGCGGACCGCAGGGCCACGCTGGTCCGCTATTTGGCAATCAGCGGGGGGCAGTTTGACCGCGCCGACTTTTTGAATTGGTTGCAAGCCGATGCTGCTGGCGACCGGGGGAACAACCCAGAAGAGGCTACAAAATCAATCCGCATTATCGGCGGCCCCAAACCAAGCGGTAAGCGATGTTGCGGAGGAGGGAAAATCCGATGACACGCATCGTCGCCATTTTCGGCGCCTACATCGTCACCGCCGTGATCACCGGCAGCAGCCTGTTTGCCGCCGCCCGGGCCTGGATCGTCCGGCGCACCCCGCGACTGCGGCCGGTGCCGGAGCATCCGCATTTTATCGAGTGCCGGCTGTGCCTAGGCTTTTGGGTTTCGCTGGGCATCACGCTGGTACTAAACCTGCCATGGACCGATCTGCTGCTGATCTACGGCGGCAGCTATTTTCTCGCCACCCAGGAGCGATAATATGGGCACCACCCTGGCCTTGCAAAGCGCCACCGTTGTCGGGTTTGCCAATCATCCGACCCTGCCGCGCATCATCGTGTTTAGCACCCAGGGGGTGGATGTCTACCGTGCCAGCGATATGCAGCGCGTGGCCTGGGCCGCCATCGGCAACGTCACCTGCGGTGCCGCCAACAACAACGGCATCTATGTCGGTACCTCGGATGCCGGTATCTACCGGCTGCCGCTGACCATGCAGGACTGCGCCATGGGCGCCATGACTCGCGTGTTTGGGGCAGGGGCGGCGGTGGAGCTCGCCAGTTACGACATTAAGGATCTCTCCGGCCACGGCAGCGCCCTGGCCATCGTTACCGCCGCGGAGATGGTCTATTTGCCCAGCCCGGCCAGCGCCCATACCTATACCGGCAGCGGCACGCCATTGCGCTGCGCCATCAACGGCAGCTATCTGGCCTGGGGGACGGCCACCGGCGTCGAGATCGCCGCGCTCCCCACCGGCGATTGGAGCAGCAGCGATGCGTCAACCCCTGACGCCGCTAACCGGCTGACCTTTGAGGCGGGCACCGATAATCTGCTGATCTGCCACAGCGACGGCCTGCGCCTGGTGGACTGCACCGACGCGGCCTCCGCTGGCGGACTGCCGACGGACGGCTTGGTGGCACACTGGACGTTTGACGCAGTCAATAGCACTACCGTCTACGATGAATGTGGCAACCACAACGGGACGCTCGTCGGCAGCGCCACAGCAGGCAGCCGGGACGGGCAAATCGGCAAGGCGCTCAATTGTGACGGCATCGACGGTGGGATGACATTTGGAGCCCTCGGTATTTTCGGCTCCAACTTCACAGTCACCATGTGGGCGGAATTTGACCGCGCCGCTGAGAGTATGCCGAACCATGAATACCTTTTTTACCCCAGAGCCGAGAAGGACATCTCTCTTTACCGGGAAAAATCCACCGGAAAAATTTGTTTTGAGGGCTATAACGTTTCTGCCTTCAGGGCGACGTCGATCACGGCCCCAGCAACAGGAGCCCCTGTTTTTATCGTCGGACGTTGGACAATGGGGGCTAAACTGGAGCTTTTCGTCAACGGGGTCCTCGAGAGCACCCTCGAAAGCACGAAAACGCCAAGCACTACCAGCGACATTAGCGCCTTTGGCTACCAAACCACCGCAACCCCTGTAAAGTGGCTGGACGGTGCCATTGATGAGTGCCGGGTGTACAATCGCCTTTTGACTGACAATGATATCGCCGCTCTTTACAGGCAGACCGACCCCGTCGCCCCGCGGGCCGGGCTGGTCAGCCACTACACGATGGACGCCATTGCCGGAACGACGCTTTACGACGAAATCGGCACGGCTAACGGCACCATCAGCGGCGCGACGCAGGTCGACGGATACCTGGGTAAAGCCCTCAGCTTCGATGGCATAAATGACTACGTCGACCTGAACTATGGGGCAGGCGCGACCTTTTCCGAAGCCACCATCGTCGCCTGGGTCAAAATCGCCGCAGCCGACAAGCCGGCGGCAGGCAGCACAGCTACGATTTGCAACAACTACGAACTCACCAACGGAAAGCATCTCGGGCTGCGCGTCTATGACACCGGCAAGGTCGGATTTTTTGTTGACGATGATGTCAACGCCATGTGGAACGAACGAAGCAACGAGGATGTCTGCGATGGTGAGTGGCACATGGTCGCCGGGGTTTTTAAAGCCACCACCCAGCTGCGGATTCAGATTGACAATAACGCCCCATACACGCAGAACACCGTCCCGACCGGCGCTATTTCATCCTGCCAGAGGGATTTTTTCATTGGCTACGAAACCGCTTCTAGCACCGAATACCTCAAAGGGCACGTCGAGAACGTCCGCATCTACAACCGCGCCCTTTCCGCCGAAGAACTCTCCGGCCTCTACGCCGAAGCCTGGCCCTCCATGCCTCGTAATGGATTGATCGCCCATTGGAGTATGGGCAGCATCAACGGCACGACCTTGGTCGAGGAAGGTGGCAGCTACAACGGGACGATTGCCGGCGCGACGCAGGTCGATGGCCACATTGGCAAGGCGCTTTCTTTCGACGGCACCAACGACTTTGTCGAGATCCCGCACAACAGCGCCCTGAAACCGACAGCTGCCATTACCTATATGGCGTGGGGATACAGAGACGATTGGAGCAGCGCCGGAAATACCCGGCTTCTTTCGTGTACTGAGGCGGGTGGTTTCAACTTTGAATTTGACAACGTAACCACCGGTAATGTTGACGCTTCGATTCGGATAAGCGGAACATACCAACACGCAGCATTTACATACACAGGCCTAAACCCCGGGTGGCATTTTTTCGCAGCAACCTGCGACGGACGGTATACAAAAATTTACGTTGACGGCGTTCTCCATGCCACCGACGATAGGGGTAGCACAGGAACTATCGACTACACCAACAACAACAGCATTATCATCGGAGGCGAGGCTGGGAGTGGAACCGGATGCTCCGGTAGCTACTGGGCCGGCCTGATCGATAGTGTCCGCATCTACTGCAGGGCGCTTTCCGCCGCAGAGATCGCCATCCTTTACACCGAGGGCCTTGGGGGCTATGGCACCAACTATGACAGCGACCTCGGAACCGCCACCGATTGTCAGGATGCCTGGAAGGCCGGCGCGTACATCGCCTACGGCACCCGTAACGGCAGCGACGGTGGCCGGTTCGGGATTTTGCAGCTTGACGAGGACCACAACGCCACCAGCAAAACCACCGTCGCCAGTACCGACACCGACGCTGTCTGGCTGGCCGCAGGGGCGACGGAGGCGATTTACAACAACATCCACGAGCGCTACCGCATGGTGGTGCAGATCAGCCCCGGCGCCAATGCCATCGCGGTGCGACGCGATTGGACCCTCTACGCCGAAATCACCGACGCCCTGGGCGGCATCCAGGCCGGCACCGTCGCCCTCACGATCAACGGTCAGGCGGTCACCCCGACCACCAGCGCCATCACCAACGGCTACGCGGTCGCCTACACCCCCGGCAGCAGCAGCGGGTATGCGGAGCGCGTCGCCATCGAGCTATCCGGTACGGACGCCAACGGCAACACCGTCAGCAGAGCCTGGTCGTTCGTCACCGCCCCGGCCCCGGGCGCCACGGTCACCGACAGCACCCCGCCAAACGTCGTCTGCACCCGCGACATCGGTCTGTCAACCGCCGAAGCCGATGAGCAGGTCGGCGGGGTCAACGTGATCTGGCTGGAGGATATCGCCGGGCCGTTGTTTGTCACCGATGCACAAGCCGTGGCCGTCGGCACCCTCGCCATCGACGAAGTCACCTACCATCGCCACATCCGCACCATGACCGTCATGCCTGCCGACGCCAACGGCCTGCCGACCCGCGACCTGCGTGCCGGCCAGGTGGTCACCATGACATGCCCCGCCATCGGTATGACCGCGCAAAAATGCGAAGTTCTCGCCATCCAGCGCAAAATCGATGATCAGGACGATATCACCTTCACGCTGCAAATCGCCTATTACGAGGCCGTCACATGAGTCTGAAAAAACTGCGCAAACGCCTGGCCATCGATCAACGCAATATCCTGATCGGCACCGTCCTCCGCGACGGCACCCACACCGTCCGGATCCGCACCAGCAAAGGCGAAATCCGCGACGCCCTCAAACCGGCCGCCACCACCTACAACACCGGTGCCCGCCTCGAATTGCGCACCGACGGACGAAGCCTGCAGGTCACCGGCGAAGCCCCCCTCGCCAACCTGGATGGTGAGGTGGTGTATCAGGTGTGATATTAAATTTTTTATAATAATATTTATACCCATCGAATTTCGTGCGGATGGAAATACAAAGCCCTCAGAAGCAAAAATGCTCTGAGGGCTTTGTGTGTTGAGGACTCTAAAATGTGTACGCATGTGTACGCGACAACTGAAAAGGGGTTACGGAAAAGTTCCGTAACCCCTTGATTTTGGTGGAGCTAAGCGGGATCGAACCGCTGACCTCTTGAATGCCATTCAAGCGCTCTCCCAGCTGAGCTATAGCCCCGTGTGTTGTGGAGTGGGTTATAGCAAAAGCCC